CGATATTAGCATGGAAAGATGTCATTGCACACTTTAGAGCGGAAGAAGGACCAGACGGCAAATGGGAACCATTAACGGACACAACATTCAAGTCGAGAAGGAAGGGCAAGAGAAAGAAGAACCCTAAAATTTTACAAGACTCCGGACTTTTGAGACTGTCTAACAGGTGGAAAGTTATCGATAATGGCACTACAGCGAAAGTGTTTAATAATACTAAATACGCCAAATATCATGATAGCAATGAGCCAAGAAAGGGCAGTCCGCCAATATTACCTCATAGAAAATTTATGTGGTTAAGCCCAAAGTTAGAATTAAAGTTCGCTCAAATGTTACTTGAATACATAGCGGAGTAAATATGGCAGTAGACGTTACAACAATCAAAGCAGCGGTTAAAGAGCTGATAAACGAGAACAACACAACCACTTCAGGTCTTGATATATCGTCAGGTCTTGCGAAAAGGGTACAGGTTATCTCAGGCGCTACCGCTACGAAACAGCCTTTGATGGTTTATGAGTACCCTGCTGTATTTGTAGAAATGAAAAGCAGTTCAGACGATTGGACTTCTTTAGGAGACACAACAAGAAGAAATGCGGAAATAAATATAGATGTAGTAAGTGTTGTTGATTGGGGTATCGGACAAGAAGAAGCACGAGAGGAGTCAGATGACGAACTTGTGATACTCACTCAAAACGTACAGGATTTATTCCGTAATAAAATAACTCTCTCTTCAACTGTGGATTCGGTTATTGTAACTGCCATTAACTACGAAGCCGAATACACTAACGATACATACAATAGCATGAGTAGGATGAATTTATTGATTAAAAAAAGGGGATAATATGTTAACAGGAGAACAGGTAAAAAAGCAATCAGAAGGAGCATTTTCTCAGTGGGGTCCTACATGGGAAAAGAACGCAAAATTAAACGGGGAGACATTCAAAGCAAAAGGCAAGAGTAATTTTAGTATATTCGGTCACGGTGTAGGCAGGCATTTAATATGTGTGGCTTACGGTGCAAGCCTTGAAGATGAAGTTGATAAACTTAAAGTAAAGAACCCATCAGTAGATATTGCTTGTGTTGATAAGGCATTTGGGTATCTATTAGACCACGATGTAAAACCTAAATTTGTATTTCTTGCAGATGCCGGTATAAGTTACGAAGAAAACTGCGAACCCTGGCTCGACCAGACTAAGGACATGAGTTTAATACTCAATGTATGTGCTAATCCTGAATGGGCAAAAAACTGGCGTGGAAATGTATTTTTTGTAGTTAATGAGGACAATATAAAAACACAGGACATCTACTCTCCGCTATCAGGAGTTAATGAACTTGTAAAAGCCTCAAGTAACGTAGGAAATTCGGTTATAGTATATGCTAATTCTTATCTTCATTATGATACTTATACGATGGTTGGTTATGACTTCGCATGGGGTGAAGATGACAACTATTACTGCAATAAAGACACAGATAAAAGATGGTACATGAATCACAATCAGGTTCTACAGCCTACAGGAGAATTAGTTTATACATCTAATAACCTTATGTTTTCAGTGAGATGGTTAAGCGATTATATCAATGTTGAGATAGCCCCGCGCAAGAGAAAAGTATATAAGACAACTAAAAAGGGTTTATTGAGTGTACCCATAAGAAACCTTGACAAGTTGCTTAAGACATTCACAGCAAGACAACCGGAACCCGAAGAGATAGACCACATATTAAACACAAGAGCAATAAGCGTAAGTGTTAAAGACCCTGCTGAGTTAAACAGGGAATTACCAAATAAACAAGTACTGGAAGTTATTATTCGACACTTACCAACAGACCCATTGGAGGCGGTTCATGCATAAACTAAAATACGTAGATTACAGGGAATTTTCATTTCCTTTTTTAAAGCATTACAGAGGCGGTTTATTACTACCGTCAGGCGATAACATAATAAAAGTGACAGACGATGAAAAAAGACATTTAATGAAATTTAAAAATGGTTCAAGACCTGTTTTTGAGGAAGTTAAGTCAGTTAGAAAACCTCCCGAACAGAGTATAGAAGTAAGCGAGGAATAAAATGGCAGTCGGATCAAGCACACCTTATTTGGGGTATGACGCATATTTAGCAATAGCACAAGAAGAAACATTTGGTACGAGAGTTACAGGCACTACTTTTTTAGAGTTCAATTCTGAGAGTTTAAAAAGAGAGACTGAGACTAAGAAACTTGACTCTATAAATACCACACGTAACCCACAAAAACAGGTTAGTTTAAATCAAACTATATCAGGCACTATTGAAGTTGACGCTAATCCTGGTGCTGATGGTTTTGCTATCCTTTGTGGTCACGCTTTAGGCGGTACTATGGCAAGTTCTACTCTGGCAGCCGGTGCAATCGCTCATACTTTGTGGGAAGGGAATATGGAACTAAACAGCCCTACCACAACGGCAACTAACGCAGTGGCACTTACAGCACAAGTCAGGAAAGGCGGTACGGATCAATTTAGTTTCGCAGGTATGAGAGTTAACGCTCTTACAATATCCGGTGAGGTCGGGGACGTTGTTAAAGCAAGTTTCGATTTAATGGGTAAATCAGGCACATCTACAAGTGATGCCTTGACTCCCGCTTTTACTACGATAAACCCTTGTAACTTCGATGGTATTACAATTCAAACCTCGGATAGTATAGGCGGTTCGTGGACTACTGAAGTATTTGAAAGTTTCGAGGTATCGGTTGAGAACAACCTCACAGAGCAACGCGGGTTAGGAAGTGTTAATTTACACGCTCTACCTCCGGGTATGAGAACGGTTGGTTTAAAGTTAACTCAACAATACGATACTTTGACCGCTTATAATCGTTATACTCAGGCCACGAGCGTAGCAATGCAGATCATAATGGACACCGGAGTAACTTTAACAGCTGCACAAAGCACATATAGTATGGCTATAAGGTTCCCGAAAGTATACATTAAAAACCCAATGCCAGATGTAGGAGGACCCGATCCTATAGCACTTGAATTTGAAACTGATGTTATGGGTTTACAAGGCACTACAACAGGTTATGCAATACAGATGCAAATAAACAACGCTACGGCAACGTATGAAATAACATAGGAGAGTTATGGCAGTATTAAACTTAGACGTATTTGAAGAAAAAACAAACGAGATTGAGTTGGGAGATAAGACTTTCACAATACCGGAGCAACCGAGTTTAGGCTTGATGTTAGCCTTACAGGATATGCCCGAAGGCGTGGAAGGGATGGAGAAAGGGTTAAGGCTGTTACATAAAGTATTTAATATTCATCAGAAAATTGAATACGAAGATTTTAGTTTACTGTTTGACATGAGTCAATATGTAGCAGTTTTAAACTTTGTTTTAGCCGGTACGAGTGCTGAAGACACTAAAGAAATGTTAGAAGAAGCACTCATCCCGGTAGAAGGCGGAAAAAAAAAGCAAGAACTTCTCAGCGTAAAGGAATAGACGTAGTTGGCTTAGTGTGCAACTTCTCAATGTTTTATAATATTCCCGTCACTGAATACAAGGCAGTCTTAGCAATGCCTGCAAAAGTGTTCTTTGCAATGTTCGAGCATAAGAACAAAGTTTTAAAAGGCGAGATCGAGGAACGTAAGAAATGGCAACAGACGAACAAGTAAAACTAATAATCAAAGCGGTAACAGATCAAGCCGTTAGAGAATTAGACAAGTTCAATAAAACACTCACTGCCGGTGAGAAAAAGCAAGGTAAGTTCTCAAAGGCTATGAAGTCTGCCAAGAAGAATTGGAAAGCACTTGCTGCTACTGGTTTAACGGCGGGTATTGCCATTAAGCAGGGCTTAGACCTCGCTAAAGAGTTCACAAAGTTCGAACAGGGCGCTCAGGCTATGGAGAATCAGTTCGGCGTATCTTCTGATGCTGTAATAGCTAAACTAAAAGAAGTCTCAGGCGGTACAGTATCGAGTGCCGATATAGTCTTATCCGCGAACAGAACAATGGCACTTGGTGTAACCAAAGACCTCGACAAGATGGGTAAACTATTAGAGTTCGCCCGTTTACGTGGTAGGGCTATGGGTATCGATACTACTACTGCCTTCTCGGACCTAACCACAGGTATCGGTAGGCAATCACCCCTAATCTTGGACAATTTGGGTCTTATTACTAAGGGATGGAACAAAGAAGCAGCAGCAGCCGGTGTAGCATTTGACTCACAATTCGTATTAAATAAAGTATTAGAACAAGCAAGCGCAGAACTTAAAAAAGTAGGTAAACTACAAGAAACAAGCGCGGAGAAGGTCCAGAGGGCGAGTGCTACATGGGACGATATGCAATTAGTTATTGGTGAAATATTACTTCCTATATTAGTGGATGTAATGGATGTATTTATAACTATTGGTAATTGGATGTTAAAAGACGCCCCAATAGCATGGGAGAAATTCAAACAGGGTTTTGTTATAGCATGGAAAGTTATTAAACTCGTTGCAACCCAAACCATAAAAGCTATGCAAGACCCTTTCCTCGCATGGATAAATCTTGCTATACGTGGTTTGAATTTATTAAGAGATAAACAAATAGACCAACTTAAAGGAATTACGTTTTCAACGGTAGAAGAAGCACGTACTCAATTACAAGTTGAACAAGTTAAATATGATGAGATTGGGAAGGCGAGTGAGAAAGCAAAAGCAGTAATAATAAAAGGCCAAAAAGACGCAGCGGAGGGAGCTAAAGAAGGATTAGATGAATCCACAAAAACATGGCAACAATGGGCTACTAATATAATGGGTACGGTATCAGGTATGACAAGCCAGATATCAGCCATATCAAGCCAGTATTTTAAGAACAAAAACCTTGAATTAGATAATGCTTTAGCCAAAGAATTAAAAGCAAATGAAGCGCGTGGATTATCAGAAGAAGAATTGGCGAAGTTAAATGAAGAAACCAATGAAAAGTTCGCAAAGAAAAAGCGTAAATTAGCAAGACAAGAAGCAAAAGCAACAAAGAAGATTCGTACATTAGAGACTACAATGGCTACTGCACAAGCCGTCATGACTGCTTACGCTCAACTCGGTCCTATAGGAGGTGCAATCGCGGGAGGTTTAATAGCAACTCTCGGAGCCACACAAATAGCACTTATACAAAAACAACCTTTACCCGCGGCACAAGAGGGCGGTATAATAAGAGGTGCTCCTGGTTCCGCAGGCCGTGTTATACGCGCGGGCGAGCAGGGAAGGGATGAAGCTATCATACCATTAGAAGACCCTGAAGCACAAAGCAAACTCGGAGGTTTAGGTGGTACTACGATAGTATTGAACGTTGAGACTTTAATAGGTGACGATATGTTGCCGGGCAGAGTGACAGACATGATTGACAAGGCTTTATTTCAGCGCAAACAAGACGGTTTATCGAGGTTGTAATGGGGAATTTTGAGATATTAAGCGAGAATTTAATAACCACAACTACCGTGATAGGGGTGGGTGCAAATACTTCAACTGTTGGCAATTTGTTAGATAGAAACCCTAATACTTTTTATGAAGGTCAGACAACATCTAACTCCAATCTTCAAGCAACCTTTTCCGCAGGTATCACATTAAACAGGATAATCATAACCGGAGTTAATGCAAGTCAGTTTGCTGTAATATATGACAACGATCAAACAACAGGTAGTTATTTAGCGATAACTGATGCTAATACAACATCTTCATATTGGATAAACAATACTGAAGAAAATCATTATTTAAAATTCACAACTCTAACAAGTGTAACACGAATAAATGTTCAATTGCAAACTACAACTGCAACGGTTCCTAAAAAAGCGTCACAGTTGTGCTTGGCTAATAGAAAATTTGTTCTTACAGACAACCCTTCATCTTCTCAGTATCAGGCTAAATTAAAAAGAGCAATGGCATCAAATCAAATGGCTAACGGTGGCGATCAATTAACTATATTTGGTGAGGCTTACGAGTCAAAAATAAGACTGACTTATCAGGGCGATTCCATGAGGGATAACCTGAAATCTCTATACGACGAAAAGGCATCTTTCAATATAGTACCATATCCAACAGGAACTTCGTGGGAAGGAAACGAATTTTATTTAGTTAATTGGGCGGGTGACTTTAATAAGCAACCTGCTAAGAATGATATAGTAACTAACGGCTGGAATATAGACATGAATTTAAAAGAGGTTGCCAAGTGAGTCTTCGGAGACATTATACATTTGATGACGTTTCCACAGACCATCTTACTATATTTGACGAGATGGCAATCGGTGACTTTTCATGTACTTCTGATATAACATTCACATCGGCTAAATTCAGGGACGGTTTCGAAAGCCCTTCTAATTCATTAAACGCAAAAGCATCCTGTTCAACTCACGCGGTTTATAGTGATATGTCACTTGCTTTTTGGATGAAAATAGTCGCAACAACTTCAACAGTTACATTTCCCGGTCCCATATCGAACGGGTCGAATAACGTGGATGGATGGACTACATTTTATCAGCCCACTACATCAGGCCATAATTTATTCACATGGAGAGTCTTTTCGGCTGGCGTTCAGTCTTCAACACGTATGACTCTAACTACAGGCCAATGGTATCATATAGTAGGCACGGTAGACACGGCTAACACTACTCAACAATTATATAGGGACGGTACTTTAATAGACAGCACAACGGGTGCAACTGCCGTTATAACAGTTCCATCTTCAAGAAACTTTACAATAGGTCACGATTTATCACCGAACTCATTAACAGTCGCTTATATTCAAATGGACGATTTAAGGGTTTACGATGAGGTTCTTACAGCAAGTCAAACGGCTGATATTATAACGTACCCTACGATTAAATCAATGATTAAACGCGGGACAAACAAAGGGTTCAGAAGACTTTATATGAAGCGTAAATTCGGTGCTGATTATGAGAGTGAATGGCAAAGAATTCCGGATTATTTAATAATGTCGTGGGGTACGGTACAATTTGAGGTTGACGATATCAAGCCTAACTTCTATTCATATTCGGGCGTCACCTTGCAAGTCAACAATAAAGAAGGGTACTTTAATGATGTTGACGATTCTGCATCTTTTTTCTTCGGTGCTATCACAAGGCACAATACACTTGTTAAAGTTGAAGCCGGATATACAACTCCCGGTGGTATGGAATACCCTACAAACCCACAGATATTCGAAGGTTTATTAAGGAGTGATTCTATAATAACCCACTCTCAAGTAGTTGATTTGCAATGCGAACACATGACAAAGATATTCGAAGAGTTTCAGTCTGACAGGATAACCCATCTAAGAGACACCCTTACGGCATCAGAGATTATGACAACCATCAGAGATCACCAGGATGTCTATCAGAATAGTTACTTCCAGAAGTTTATAACTTCGACTTCATGGGTTATCGATACGACCACTATAAATTACTTCGTAGAAACTAAAGACTTACAAGGAGTTTCTACATGGCAGTTCATGAACAAAATAGCAGAGGCCGATGATAAAACAATGTTCATGACGAGACAAGGCAGGTTCAGGTACGATTCTAAAGCTGAAAAACAATCTTCTGCAATATGGCACTTCTCCGGTCCTGGTGATACTGATTTATCTTACGGCGCTAATATGCAGGTAGGGCTAACAGAAAAAAGGCCAATATCTAAAGTTCGTAATAGAATAAGCATTCAATATAAAAAGCCAGACACAGTTACATCATACACCATTAAAGAAGAATCAGCAGAATGGGGTGTGGCTAACTCATCAGGTAAGTACGGCGTGAAAAGTATGGATATCGAGAACTTTTATATGACAGGCACAACGGCTGATTCGTTGGCAACTGCTTTATTTAATAGATTCAGCGAGCCTTTAAGATATGTAAGTTTCAAATCAAGTTACGTTCCGCAACTCGCACCGAACGATAGAGTTAATATGACTTACGTTCAACATTCTTTTACATCAAAGGCCACAGGCGCATCAGGTTCTTTTTTCGATGACGCTGAATGGGACAAAGGGGTATTCCCTATATATAAAGGGTATAATGTTAATATAAAGAATAAAGATTTCAAGATAGTTAAAATAAATCATGACTTGAATAGTTTCTTGTCTGCCGTGGAGGTTGTTGAGATATAATGGCTTATACATGGTTAACATCTACGCTTAGTACGATAACTTCTGATGTTTTGCAAGATAATTTTACAGAATTATTTAATGGTGATGTTTTCCCGCGCACCGCAGTAACTGCAACCGGCGCAATGACTATAACAAACAATACTTCCAATTTGGGACTCTCGACATCTTCATGGAATAAGTTATACTGTAAAACCATTGACATCAATCAAAGCATGAAAGCTCGTGAAAGTGTATGGCAAGAAAGATTCTATATTATGTTGTCTGCTGTGACCGCTGCAATTAAAGTAACCACACCCGACGAACTCGTAGCAGAAGAATATTTTATAAATTTTTACGCATGGTGTAATTCTATTTCATCAGTTCAATCAATCAATATGCAGTTTAACTCGATTACAGGTTACGGCAGACAAGGGAAGATACACTATGATCTTGGAGCGGGTCTTTCCGCAGCGGTAGCAAGCCCAATTCAAGACAGCAGCAATGATGGTATGTTATTATCAGTAGTAAGGCAGCCCACAGACGGTGCTTCTAATGTAACATTTTTCCAGTTTGCGAATGCTCATGTTTTTATAAAATCAGGTCTTTTTAGGGTAGTCAAAACAAGGTTTGGAGGTTGGGATGAAACTGCGGATAAAATAGCCAGTCTCGGTCAATTCGCACACTCGTGGGTAGACACTTCTACACTAATAACAGACTTTAATTTTGACGGTGCTTTTTATACAGGAACAGTTATTGAAATACAGGCAAGAGTATGAGTTATAATAAATTCGAATCAGGTACAGCAATTGACCCTTATCAAATAAATCAAAACTTCCATCATGTCGGGGTGGGTGACCTTTTGCCAAGAGGTGGTGCATCTCTTGAACCTACTGATGGGGTTAACGATCTTGGAGCGACTGCAACGTCTTATGCGGTAGGTCATTTTAGAGATGTAATAAATGAATCAATAACATCACAGATAGACAGTTCGAGGATGTGGAATTTTTCGAATCATTTTGTGTTGACTGCGACAGCATCGTCTATCGAATTTTCATCTACAGACTGGGAGTCAGGAGTGACCACAGATATGGAAATTTACATGGCAGGCCAATATAGGGCGGGGACTGCTGCTCATTTTGGGACATTTTTTGTAATAGACCGCAGTTCTACTGCTACATATTATAATAATAATTCCTATTGGAGCAACACAGCCGGTGTGCAGAGATGGTGGACGAATACCTCCGGTGGTGTAGACGGATGGGTTCTCGGCACACCGGGTGTTGTCATACCCGAAACAACAACAAGTTTTATAACAAAAATGAATATAAGAACGTATGACGGTGGTGCTGCTGCTTTTAGAATACAAGCGAACTGGGATATGGCGATATTTCAAGAAACAGGAGTCATAAATTTAAATCATGGTTATGGGATCAAGAGTGGCGTAGGCCAGGTGGATTATCTCAAATTCGTTCCTACGGACGGAACGTTCCAACCTGGGACATACGTAGGAATATGGAGGCGAAGATGACATTTAAAAGAGTCTCTCAAGGCGAAACTATCTCTTCCGTGGATATACAGAATAACTTCGAACACATCGGAACCGGCCACAGAAGTCCTATGTCAGGTGACACGGCGATGAGCGATGTCAACGGGGCTTTTAATGTAGGTTCTCTTAATTATAAATGGGATAAGGTTTTCCCCGGTTTTTTAAGCATAGACAAACAATTAAATAGCAATACATCAAGAACCGTAGTAAGAAGATACGGTAGCCTCGCATGGTCTACCAATATAACCTTTACAGCACTTGAACAAAAGGCTCAATATTCAGGACTCAGGAAGACATGGAATAAAATAGGCGAAATAGTAACAACAGACGGAACTAAAAACACTATCGGTTTCACAGGATTAAACGGCGATGTGGATATTATTTATAAATTAACAATGATGGTTGTCACTGATACACTTACAAGCCACGCTATAAGATTTAACGATATAGCACCAACCGGCACTTCGTCTAATATGGCTATTGTCGCATCTACTTCAACTATAGCGATGACAAACGGTTCGCACCATATTTTTAAGGGTGGTGACGTGATAAACTTTTTAGAAACCCCAGCCTCTACTATATCTACGGGATGGTTAGACGCTTTAATATACGCTAAGACCGGCACACCACGAATGGTTTTGAGTAACGCGGTCGAGGGTATGCAGGGAACTGCAACGAATACGAATGCTCCGATATCAATCAGGCAACATGGCGGAGTATGGCATAACACGAAAGACACGGTAACCGCGATATATATAACGAATAGAACCGGAGTATTGAGCAAGTTCTTTTTAACAGATAGCAAATTTCAATTGTGGGCGAGGTTAGGATGAGAGTAAAAGATTGGCACGAAGAAGAAGATGAAAGTGGTAAATGGAAAGTTATTAAATATCATAACGGTTATACTGTTCGGTTGCTACGGTCACCATCAGAGGCTTACTTGCAAAAAGTAAAAGACTACGAGGCTGAAAAGAAATTAGAACAGGATAAAATAAACATAGTTAACGAGCGCGAGAAGTTGATTATAGAAGAAATGCGCGACATGGCTATGGAAAGATTACAAGAAAAAGGCGAACTCCCCGAAGACCTCAATACAGAACCAGTGGTGGGAGGCACAGAATGAAATGGCAGATAAGG